GTTGGTGGCGCCGTTGCAGTCAAGAAGATAGCACAAACTGCTGTTGTGAAAGCAACAAAATCAAAAGTCTGGGATCTTTTTGTGAAGTTTGTTGCAAAAAAATCACCATCTCTATTTGCTAAAATTGGAGCACGACTTGCCCTTGCTGGTGGTCTTGCAACTATTCCAATTTTAGGTTGGGTGAGCGCAGCTGTAACTGTTGTTGGTAGTGTTTGGCTGGCATGGGATCTCTATCAATTATGGAATGAATTTTCAGCATTGAGTGATGCAGAGAAAGAGCTCTATGATGATAAAGTTATGAAGCAAGCAGAACAACAAAGTTCAGCGACAGCAGCAAAAACTCCAACAACACCTGCAGCTTCTGGTCAAGTTGGGGCTGCTCCGAAGGCACCAGCAACACCATCATTATTTGAAAGTGCATCAATCAATGTTGGATCTGCTGTTTCAGGTGCTATTGCAAGTGCTAAAGGTTTCTTTGGTGGCGGACCATCAGGAAATGATCTGGCAAAGTATGTTAGATTGAAAGACAGCAGTGTAAATTTGAATGGGCTAAACCCTCAACTCAAAGAAAGATTTGCAGCACTTGCAAAAGAATATAATGAAAAGACAGGACAAAAGATCCAAGTAAACTCAGGATATCGTAGTTCAGAAGAACAAGCAGCTCTATATGCTAAAATTGGTTCACCTAATGCCGCACCTCCAGGAAGAAGTCGTCATGAGAGTGGATTAGCAATTGACATCAATTCAACTGATGCAAATAAAGCAATTGAACTTGGATTGATGGCAAAGTATGGATTTGTTCGTCCAGTTCGTGGAGAGACGTGGCATATTGAACCAATTGAATCTGCAAAACGCGGACCAACACCAGATAATCCATACAAACCAGGTGCTCCTGTTGCAGTGGCGAATAATGGTAAAGTTGCTTCACCAGAAACTGGATCGAAACCACCAGCAAGTGTAGCACCACAGAGTGCGACACAAAGTTCTGGTTCTTCAATGGTTGCATCTTCTGCAGAACCAACACAGTCGATGTCTGCAGAGCCAAGCAGTTCATATGCAAGCAGTAGCATGCCTGCATCAACAATTACACCAATTCAAAGTGATCTTGGTGCTTCTGTTCAGCAACAAAGCAGTCAATTGGCGTCAAATCAAATGACTGCCCAAGCACCTCAAGCGCCAGTTGTTGTGAATAACACTACACAGACATCTGCGAATCCATCGGCTGCACCAAAACAAAATATACCAAAAGCGAACGCAAGAACTGCAGATAGTTCATTCACTCGAGCATTGGCTAGAGACTTTTCTCACCCAACAGCATTTACAACTGTCACGCTGATATAAAAAAGGGGGACCGAAGTCCCCCTGAAAACATCTACGGTTTTCTAATCGAAATTACTCAGCAGCAAGTTTCTCGAAGAATGCCATATCGTCATCATCGACGCTGACATTTTCTGCAGTAACAGTTTTCTTCGCAGCAGCAGATCTAATGACTGGAGCACTCGCTTCTTCATCATCGATTCGCTTTGCTGTAGCAGCAGGAACTCCACCTGCCCCAAGCACCTTGTCCAACTTCGCCTTGAGTTCATCATAGGACTTGAAGTTGTCTGGCTTGAGGAAATCTTTCAGAGAGTGAGCCGACTTCCAGACCTGTTCAATCTTCGCATCTTCGCCATTGAACAATGCAGCAGGAGTCTCAAACTCCGACTTATCATAGTTGCGATAGCCTTCGACATTACGAATCTTGATCTTGAAGTTTGCACCCTTCCAGAAATCGAAAGGATTCATTGGAGTCTCATCAGCAAACTGCGGCTCAAGTTGCTCCTTGATCTTGTCGAAAATCTTCTTTCCGAACTTGAACAAGAACACCTTACCTTCATTTTGCGGACGCTTTGCGTCAGAGATCACAAGAACATTTGCGATGTAGGTCAACTTGCGCTTCTGCTTACGAGCAATTTCCTTGTTGGCTTCAACGCCAGAATTCCAAAGAACTGTATTGTATTCAGAAACAGGATCAGTCTTGCCAAGAGTTGTGAGAGAGTTCTCAATATACCAACCACCTGGACCTTGGAAACCGTGTGACCAGATTTGAACCCAAGGAAGACCATCTTCACCGTCGACTGCTGGTGTATCGAGGAATCGAATAACTGCGTATCCATTGCCAGCGGCGTCAACTTCTGGTTGCCAAAAACGATCATCAACGTTCTTGCCACCACTATTACCTGCTGAAGATTGCTCAACTGCCTTCTTCAACTTATCAAGGGAAGAACCCTTATTTTTTAGACTTGATAGACTCATTTGTATTCTCCGTATAGCGTTGTATAAATGTATATCGACTTGTCCACTTTTTCATCATCACAATATCATTATATATCATTTCAGTCGCCAAGTAAAGTTTCTTTTGTGAGAATTTTATACTTGTCAACATTCACTGCAAGAAATGATCCATACTTGCGGATCTTTCTTGACACTTTGGGATAGATGATATCATCGCTGATCTTCTTGTCCCAAATTCGAATAAAGTCGAAGATGTTATTGAGGATAACCATCGTCTCAATCGTCACATCTTTTTGGAGAAATGCAACTAACAATTTTGGAAATTGTCCATCTTCGACTTTGAATAAATCATTGAACGTTTCTTTTGTGGCAATCTTTTGCAAATCTTCTTGATAGATCTTGCTCATCGAATCCGTGGTTCGTTTCCAGTCTTTGTAAGTTTCTTCAGCCTCGTCTTCAAGCAATGACTTGGTCCAATTATCGTCACTGTGTACAAAATTAGCAACCAGAAATGGAACCATCTCATCGTCGCGATACTTGCGCGCAAGACGGTGGAATAGAAACTTGTCACGGCGTTTCTGAAATGCATCTATTGAGACTCGAGTCTTGCCATCATAATGAAAGAAGTTATAACTCTCTGAGGTGAAATGTAACTTGATGGCTTGATAAGTGCAATACAGATCGTAACCGTTCATAACGGAAGTCTGCCACCTCTTGGGAGAAATCTCAATTCCATTGCTTCACCTTCAATGATACTTTTCAATGAGTCATTGATCAGACTTGCAGCCATTTCAATCTCAAGATTGTTTCGTTCGCAGTAAGTTGTAACTGCGTCCATATGATCAATCTTTTCTACAATTGCCATTTGCATAATCATCATGGAAAAATTATTCTTTTCTTCGCGAGTTGCCATTTTACTTGATCTCATAAGCATTCAAGGAATTGTTTAGTTGCTGAGTCACACGAACAAACGTTGTACGTTTACTCAACTCTTTCAATTCACTTGCTCCAACATAAGTACATGCCGAACGCAGACCACCAAGAATGTCTTGTAATGTTCTGCTCACATCACCACGATATGGAATCTCAACTGTCTTACCTTCACTGGCTCGATAGTTTGCCACACCACCATTATGTAGATCCATGGCGGTTTCTGAACTCATGCCATAGAACTGATTTCCACCAATCGCAGAAGCACCACCTTCTTTATGACCAGCCAACATTCCACCAAGCATCACAAAATCGGCACCCGCAGCAAATGCTTTCACAACGTCTCCAGGAACGGAACACCCTCCATCCGCTATGATATGACCCTGTAGACCATGAGCCGCATCCGCGCACTCTATAACTGCACTCAACTGCGGGTAGCCGATGCCTGTCATTTTGCGAGTAGTGCAAACTGAACCAGGACCAATACCAACCTTCACGATGTCAACACCTGCGAGAATCAATTCCTCAGTCATTTCTGGTGTGACAACATTACCTGCCATCAAAACGATATTCGGATACTTGTCGCGAAATCGTTTTATAAAATCTACGAAACTTTGTGTGTATCCATTCGCAACGTCAATGCAAACTCTCATGTATGGATTCTGCGCAACGCTGTATACAAACTGAAACTTCTGTAAGTCTGTATCTGTAATACCTAAAGAATATATGCTGCTGCTCAATTTTTGCTTGAAGTGTTCACCCAATATATTATTATCATAATGCTTTGTCACAGCAACAAGACAATCATGTCTGCTGAATTCTGCATCCATCTCAAAAGTACCAACACCATCCATGTTTGCAGCAATGATTGGTACACCAGACCAACTATTACCACTACGAAATGTAAATTCTCGTTTAAGTCTTACTTGGCTTCTTGACGAGAGAGTCGACCGTTTAGGTGTAATCAAAACATCTTTGTAATCAAGTTTCACATCTTCAACAATTCTCATAAGACCTCAATGATAAAAAATATGCTGACCAATTTTCTTGATAACTCTCTTGCGTTCAGCCCACTCTGGATCAACATAAGTTGCGTGGAAATACTTTGCAGATCCAATTATACCATATTCCTTCTTAGAAATCAAGATGTTTTCAGCAATCTTGATTGAGTCTCTCCATGCATCACTATTGCGATAGACACTTTTCTTGCCTTCACAAACCCAAGAGAACTGACAGGTCCCCTTTGTCTTTTGGTGAACAACAGCACAAACAGTTCTTGGGAACTGTTTACTCTTGACACGATTCATGGTTACTTCAGCAACAGCAATCTTGCCCGCACGTGGTTCACCACCTGCTTCGAAGTAGATGTTGCGAGCGAGACATTCAACTTCTCGCAACACGGCTTGTTTCTTTTCATAAGAAAGATTTAGAAATTCGACTTTATGATTGAGAGTCGTGAGTTCTGTAGTCAAAAGTCCATTTGCGATTTGTTGGGCATCTAACTTACTCTGCATACGATCTACCATACTGAATGGAACGTATAGAGTAAAGAATATCAATGCGAAAAGCCCACCCCATCTACAGAACAAATTGTGATTGCGATCAAAATATTTTTCAACATTACAAAGTATATCTACTGCATTCATGTTTAGGTCTCCATTATTGCAGTGGAAAGAAAAGGGTGGTGGTTCGCACCACCACCCCAGACCTTTCTGTTACCGAGCGGTCAACTCTTTGTGCTCAATGTGCTTATTAGGCAGCGAGAGCCATAGGTGTAAATGAATCATCGTTTGCATTTACGTTTTTCGTGCGAATTACGTTCGTCACCTTTCGGGTTGCTGTCAGGTTATTACTTGCCCTGTCGAAGCCAAATTCATCCCCATAGATGGTGGAGATGTCGGGGGTCGAACCCGAGTCCAGAACACCTTTAATTGTCAGTTTACAACCATTATTAGTCAACTAGAAATTGTTGCTTTGTTTGCTCGTTCAAAGACTTTTGTTGCTGCTCAACATGAGCCTTGTATTGCTCATTTGACATTGAGTGTAGACCAATGCAGTAGCCAGTTGGACTACGACCACAGCCACACTTTACTTGTTTCACTTCAGATACCATGATCATACTCCTTATTTCAGCAAAAGGAAAGTATTATTTAGCCGTTTAGAACTCTTGCGACTGAAGTTACGACTGCAGCGATACGACCTATATCGCGAAGATTCTCAACAGTCATTCCTTCTTTGAGAAGAGTGTCATAATGAGCCTTGACGCAGAAGTGGCATTTCCCAACGATTGAAGCGGTGAGAGAGTATGCTTCGAAGTTCTTCTTTGTCGTTCCACCATGATTCATAATACCATTCATACGCAATCCTGCTGGCAATCCTTTGAGTGCAGGATCACCTGCCATCTCAACATATGGATACCAAACATTATTCTGAGCCATGATGGTAGCAGCAGTCAACGCAGCATCGGCTTCCTTACGGTCATCGATCTCTGCGTCAATTGCTGATGTTAGTCTACCATTGCCAGCCGCGAAAGCAGCGGCAAGCGCACATCCTTGTGCGACTACGAGATCAAGAGAACTGCGAAGAAGAACTGCATCAAGATTCAATTTAGTATCTTTTGCGTATTCTGGTAAACCTTCTTTGATCATATTGATCCAATTCATAGTTCGTCCTCATCTATTTCTTTTTCTTCAAACATGTCTGTTTCAGATCCACAATGTGGGCAAGCCCAATCGTATTCTAGATCTTCAAATTTGCCATATACATCTTGTTCATAGACGTATCCACAAACTTCACAGACTTTTGCTTTCATATATTAAGCGTTCTTTGGTGTTGCTGAGCAGCGCGAGAAAAGATATTCTTTTGCTGTGCGCATTTCAGAATTTGTTAAGAACCCATCATTGTTCTTATCAGCACGAGCAAAAAGGCTTGCTGGCACTGAGCAGAAACGATTGATATCTTCGAACGAGACTTTGCCGTCTTGATCAAAGTCATATTGTGCCACACGATCAACAGCCAATGCTGGTGTTGATACGAGAGCAATTGCTAGAATAAACTTCTTCATTTTACTATTTCTCCAATTTTCTTATAACCGTTACCAGTGGGATGTATGCCATCTTTTGATAGGGATGGAATCCTAATAATCCAATCACCAAACATCCCCGCAATAGTTTCTACATGCTCTTGAATTCTTACGATAGGGATTTCACTAGTCTTTGCATTACCAGCAGGAAGAATCCAGTATACCGTTTCTGCCTGTATTCTTTCACGCAGTCTATAGAATTCCTGTTCAGTCTCAATGTACTTGTGATCATTACTACCAAGACTGATTACAACAACCTTACCATTAAAGGTTTGTGGATATTTCTTATTAAACTGATAAGAGTTGATACCACTCTTTACATAAGCAACACACTCGGGGCGAGCCTGAGCAGTGCCAACAGCAATACTATCACCAAGAATTAGACACTCAATCATTCTTCATTCCTATGTCCACAATGAGGGCAGTACCAACTTTTCGGTTTCCATTCATCTGTAGTTCCAAAACTCCACCAGAGTTTACACTTTGAGCAAATGAAATGCCAAAGTATTTCTCTGAATGGAGGTTTGGATTCTGTTTCCATTAGGCAGCGTTGAGCGTCGCCTCACCAACCTGGCGGTTGCACTGACAGAGTTCGCCAGTTTGCAACGCATCGAGGACTCGTAGAGTCTCTTCTGCATTACGACCAACATTAAGATTGTTGACTGTAACATGCTGAATGACATTCTTAGGGTCAACAATAAAGGTTGCGCGAAGAGCAGCACCTGCTGGCTTAAAGAAAACTCCAAGTTGTTCAACGAGGCTTTCTGTTGTGTCTTCCCAACTATCATAAGCACGCTTCGTATCAGCGAAGAACCATGTAGTGGTGTTCTTTAGACCTTCATGTGCATTCTTCCAACCCAACTTACAGAATTCGTTATCTGTTGAACCAACAAGAAGAACTGCATCACGATCAGCGAAGTCCTTGTTCAACTTATCATAAGCAAGGATTTCTGTTGGGCAAACAAAAGTAAAATCTTTTGGATAGAATACGATAATCTTCCACTTACCTTCAAAAGAAAGATCTGTGATATCTTCAAATGCATTTTCAGGTGTCAATGCTCCAGGCTTCACACCAGTAACAACGAAACTTTCTAACTTATTGCCAACTGTCTTCATATTATAACTCCTGTAAAACAAAAACCTATACGAAACCTATACGAGCAAGTATATATGCGTGCATGAGCCTCTTTTCGCTCATCAAGCGATAATTTTATTTTATCGAAATGATTGATAGAGGCTATTAGGCGACGATGTTATATTCTTCGCGGAGAATTTTCTTGTATGGCTTGCCGTCAGCCATCAACTCATAGACGAGTAAGAGACGATCACGCAGTTCCCAACGACCAGCACGTTCGAGTTCTTCAATGATAACTTTGAGTTCATAATCATTAATTGGCAGGTCCATTGAGAGCCTCCTCAAATGCTTGTTGTTCAAGTTCAGCCTGACGTTGCTCAAGACGAGCAACACAACCTTCTACCCAAGACCGAGCAACTCCAAGGTTGTTTCGATATTGGCTGGGAACCTTATCCTTGCAATAAGATTCGAAACGCTTTCCAACGTAACGATAGTCACTGCGATTTCTCGCCATGTTCGCGCCGACCAATCCACCAAGAACAGTAGCAATCTTGCGACCGTCACCATCTCCGATGGTTGAACCAATTGCGGCTCCAGCAGCGGCACCCAGCAACACGTCGATATCTTCGCTGTTCTGAGCCTTGATGCTTTGTGATCCAAGCAGGAGGGCTGCAGACGTAACAACTAAAACGGACCATTTCATTTGCTTCTCCAACGTAACGAACAGATATATTATACTACAATCTCAGACCAAAGACAAGTTATTCTTGCTTTTGTAATCTAAAATATACTTCATCAGTTCGAGCCGATGTTCTTCCAATTCGTTCTCTTTGACCACAAGAGTTTGGCAAAAGTTCGCTGTGTCAACTCCAATCAGAATCACAACCTGATCAATTTTCAATCCAGTCATCTCGCTGAACATTGAGGCATACGCAGCACCCTGCATAAAGTAATTGCCGATGTTCTCTTTCTTCTTGAGACGAATAGAAGTCTTGAAGTCAATCACTGACAGAACACCATTATGCTCAGCAATACAGTCGACTGTTCCAGCAAGACCAAGTTTATGCGAGAAAAGTTTATCTTCGAGACAGTGAATGTTATTCACCTTTGAATCTATTTCTTGCTTCATTCGAACGAACAGAGACTTGACGTTCGGTAACATCTCGAGAGAAGAGACATCTTCGTTCTTGAGATACATTTCCAATGCTTTGTGAACAGAAGTGCCACGAGTGGTGGCTTTGCGAGAGATCTCGTTGGCTTTGGCTTCACCAACCTTCTTGCGCCATTCTAGAATACCTTCCTTCCCATAATCGGAAAGAACAGTCGTGACAGAGGGATACCTCTCTCCAGTCGGAGTGACGTAGTGCCGAGTGCCATCCACATTCTCTTGCAAGAGTTTGGGGAAGTCATGGTGTATATGATTAAACATTATAAAGTATCTCTATCAAAACCGACATAGTCTATTCTATAGCAAAGTCAAGCCAAAGTCAACTATTTTCTTGCTTCTCGTATTTCTCAACAGCAATCAAGAAGTCCTTGACAAGACTACTGCGAACGATATCGTCTGTCGTAAACTCGATATTGGTAAATGATGGCATCATCTTCGCAATCTCATGAAACTTCTTCATGCCAGACTTGTCCTTATTATTGCGATATAGATCAGTCTGTTTGTAATCACCGCAGAAGATAATTTTGGAACGATAGCCAACACGAGTCATGATCGTTGATAGTTCCTCGAATGTCATGTTCTGACATTCATCGACGATAATGATCGCATCATCAAAACTCATACCACGAATGAAACTCGTAGAGATAAATTCAATACGATTACATTCTTTTAGAGCCTCGTATGAATCACGACGACCAAATAGCGTATGGAATATTTGCATGTATGGTTGTTCATACAAACTCATCTTGTCTTCAACAGAGCCTGGAGTGAATCCAAGATCGCGAGACTGAACAGCAGAGCGAACAATTACAACTCGATGAAACGAAGATGTTTTATCAAGCACTTCTTGAATGGCTTGATAACAGGCAATGAACGACTTACCAGTTCCTGCCGAACCACAAAGCATGGTAAAGTAATCACCACGTTTGTAGCACTCAAAGAACTTTGCTTGATTCTCTGTGAGTGGTTCAAATACTTTGAGTTCTGTTGCTTTGATTCTGGCTGGCTTTTTCTCCAATGATTGATCAGAAGTTAGTTGAATGAAGGTGTTTGTGTTTCCATTTTTCTTCTTACTCAAAACTCCTCACTTCCCCCTTGCTTGGGCGGCTTGCTTTTTACGATGCTTTTCTAAAACTTGATCGGTCTTGACTCGTTTCGTATCTTTGCGAAGAACATTATCAGCGAGTGGGCTTCTTGGATTCTGTTCAGCAATTTTATGCATGACTTCTTTCCAAGTGTTGTCTGTTTTCTTACCTGAGAAGTCACCACCACCACTGTAACTAAACAATGGTGCTTCACTGTAATATCTTTCTAGATGCGGATTATCTGCCTTGAAAGAGTCATAGGCAGACATTGACATTGTATGTTCTTCGACTTTACCAGTTTTTGTATTCACAAATTCATAAATCGGCATAAATCAATATTTCCTAAAGTATCCGTGATTGGCGAGATACGCAGTAAATTTCACATCTGGAAATTCTTTTTTCAATGTCAAGAACACTTCCAGATTCTTCGGGTCATCATCAAACAGTGAAACTGTTTTGAACATACCACTATTTAGATACTGCTGAATGAAAATCTTCTTTGCTTGTGGTGAAGAGATTCCCAAATTTCCTGCACGATGAACATGAACGTTTCTCATATTCAATCCATGCTTCTCGAAAGTAGAAAGAAAAGTATCTTTGTCGTCGAAATCAGAACGTGCAGTCAGAACAATGACTTTGCTATTCGGAAGTTTGGAATAGGCTTCTAGAGTCTTTGCTGCTTTGTCCAATGCTCGTTGAATTGGAACGGAAGTCTTGTTGAAGAGTTTTGCATCTCTAAACTCAGTGAAGTCGAAGGACTCGCCTTTCTTGAGTTTATATGTATTGAATTCGCGATTTGAAAGAGACTTGATTCTCTTTCCATCTTTCATCACATGGACCATCGCCTTGGTCTGAAAAAGAGTTTCGTCGATATCCCAGACGGATAGATTCCCGCGAGCATCGGATTTAAATTCAGAGAATTTCTTCATCCATTTATTTATACCAAGAGGGAATACCTCTTACTTTCCAATTTGCGAACCCCTTCTTATATTTCAGATAATAGTTCTTGTATGCTTGAATTGAATTCCCAGGAACCTTTACATCCTCTGGCATCGCTTGCGGTGGCTCTTGGAACTCTACCGTTCGAGGAATGTTGTAGGGAAGAAAACTTAAATCCGACAGAAGCAGCGAAGTCTTGTGCTGCTTATCTGTAGAGCCACCGTAACGATAGCGATACTCTTCGCAAAGATTCTTATACAGATGCCAGAGCCAGTCGTAATGTAAGTTAGACTGGCGCACCCAGATTGCAGAGGGATGATTCCAACTCACTGCATGATACAGTTTGTCCTCGCGATAGTCATCCAACTTCCAGCGATGAATTTTTCGACTAGTTTTACTTTTGTCGAAGTATTGAGTGCCGTCAAGAAGTCGATGTGCTGTTGACATCAACTGCGCATACTCAACAATCATCTTGACGACATGTTTGTCAAGATGTTCTTGCGCGCAGATCTTTGTATCATAATGTAGGTAGAAGATGTTCACTCGGCACCTCTAATGTTCGATCTTTTTCGTCCCAATATTCTTCAATGGCTTGCTTGGCATATTCCATTTCAATGTACTGACCAAGAATCAATTCTTCAGTTGCACTGATTGGAATCTTCGCACCCCAAACAATCGTATGAGCGAGATTGTATGCTTGACCAATTACCAATCCATTGTGGACTTGGAAATAGTAATGACAATCTTTCGTCACACATCGCCATTGTCGTTTCATAATGCACCTGTAAAGAAAAGGGGGACCGAAGTCCCCCTTTCCGATCGAGCCTTACTCCGAATAAGACTCAGACAGACCGAGTTCAGCCTTCAGCGATTCAAGTTCAGCATCACTATCGATCTCCTCAACCTCAATCGTCGGGACTGAACCATCATCAACCGCAACAACCTTCGGCTTGCGGCTTACAACAGTCTTGGTCTTCAGGACTGCAACCTTCGCAGCCTTCGGTGCCTTCACTGTCTTGGTCTTACCAACCATCTTGCTGGCAATAGCCTCAGCATTGTGGAGTTTGTAGGACTCAACCTTGCGACCATCACGAATGGTCTCGATCTTTGCACCGCAGTCACGCTTCAGCGCACAAATCAGAACCATCGCAGTCACAGGCTTGCAGCCCAAACGAGAAACGAGAGTATCGAACTTGAACGGCTTGCCGTCCTTCAACATCTCATACACTTCAATCATCTTACGAGTCGGATTAGCCATAATAAAAAATCTCCAAATTAATAACGGACAACAATAGTATAGTACAAATCAAAGCAAAAGTAAACCAGCAAGAATTAGCGAGTTCGAACAATCACTGCCCCACCTTGCTCACGATCACGATGCGTCGTCCACTTAAATTTAGTTTTCTTTTGCATCGAGTCGATAGCCGAAGACCATCGGTCAGTCCATCGACCAACATCAACACCCTTTGGCGCAGGGCAGAAAATTTCTTCACCACGCTTCATATCAGCAAGTTGACTACGCTTGGTCTTGCGAACAGCCTTCGTCAATCCATTGCGCGTCATTGCCGCATGAACCTGGAAAACTGGACCACGATTCAACTCAATCAACGAGCCAAAATACTCATCAACCTTACGCTCAAGAACTCGCTCAAGAGCAAGATCAAACTTCGACATAGACTTCATAACAAATTACCTCTAAAAAAATCAACCGTGAGTGGGAGTTGTAGCCAACTGAATCTGTGCGTCCACAAGCCATTCGCGCAGACGAGTCCAACGCGCCTTCTTGCCGTCGGTCAGAGTCTTGCGAGTCAGCACTGCATCCACACGAGCAATCGCATCGGCGGGAGTCACAGCACCAGTCGTGACCAGAGTCTTGATGTCGCTGGCACTCGCAGTCGAGAGAAAGATAGCAGTAGTCATTAGACCTCCACCAGACCAAGAGTCTTATTCAGTTCAGCAATCTGCTCAGGCGTATAGACGACCGCAGCACTCGCCTTTCGATAGTTCTTTCGGATCTGCTTCGGCGCGTTCGCTCGCAGACGCAAGTCAGCAAGACGTTGCTCCACAGCGGCAATCTTCGCAGCACGCTTATGCTCACGCGCAACCTTACGAGCCTCGCGCTCAGCCGCACGAGCAGAACGATTCAGCGCACGAGCAGCAGCCGCATCGAGTCGCAGATTCGCAACCTTCATACGGAGTTCCTTCACACGCTCAAGGGCATCCTTGAGTTCCTGACGCGCATTGACCAGCGCGACTTGGCTTTGATTACTATTCATCATACAATTATTATCCTATAAAACGCAAAAACAATCAACAAGAAAAACCCTTGCAGAATCAACAACTTACGCTGCAGCCTTGACTTTAAGAGCAGCGAGTTTGGCTTCCATCTTCTCGATTCGAGCATGCATAGCAATGGCTTGCTTCCGAGCGCGCAGAGCACGATTGTCTTCCATCACGATGCGCTTCAACTTGCGCTCTTCGACGAGGACTTCCTGGTGCATCTTGATGTTCAGACGCGACTGATTCATCGCGGCACGAATCTTGCGGAGGTCCTCACGAAGACCCTTCATCACATCGCGCTCAACCTGAACCATCTCACGACGCATTTTCAAAGTGATACCCATTTTTCTATTCCTTCCTATCTCGGGGGGACCAATTCCTCACCCTATACAATCATTATACCATAGGAGGGTGCCAAGAACAATAGTAAAAAGTCGAATAAAATCAATAACTTACGAATGCGCAAAAACACAGGAATTCATGTAAAGAATCCTGAATAAAATCAATAACTTACGAGTTGCCTCTCGCCGAGGGAGAAGCCCGAGGAGCGGCGAGGGTCTGGGGGTTCCCGAGGGTAGGGGATAGGGTCGAAAACGGCTCAGATCGACTAGAGAAGATAGACAGTCTCGAATTTCTTGATAACGTTGTACGGATTGAACTGATCAACAATTCTACGATAGTTCTTTCCGCAATAGTCTGGCAAACTCAAGATTCTCTTGTAGAGATCATTCTCGTTCGAATAGATGAGATCATGACTCTGGAGCAACTCAATATGATTACGATCGAATCCACCTTCCCATGCAAGCACAGGTTTGTTACAGAACAAGAATTCGCAAATTGAGAGTCCAAATGACTCACCTAGTGTTCTGCCATGTAGCATCGCATCACATGCATGAATGAAGTTGACTTTTTGTTGCTGCCCGAAGAATGGTCCAAGAAAGATTGCTCGCTCATGGTCGACAAACTTCTCAGTATTTGCAAAAAGAAAAACGATGTTTGGATTGTTTTCCAAAACTTTTTTGACAGTTTCTTTTACGAATGGAATATCGAAAGTCGCATATCCACCACTTCTGCCGATCACAAACTTATCTTTTGAGATACCAAGATATTCTCTAGTGTCAAAGTTTGGATTTGGAAGATGAACGATGTATGGAACAAACTGTTGTTCAGGTGCTGCGTGATCTCGAGCAATCTTCTTTGCAAGCCACTCGGAGATGTAGGCATATCGATCACCATGTGGGTCATACCACTGAAAGACGCAATGAACGCCAAACTTTGTGGTATCAATCATCAACTGGGGTTCTTGTGTTCTAAAATCTGCCTTGAGACCAGAACGTTGGCTATAGCAGAGATCGAAACGAGATGCAATCTCATTCGCTTCCTCGAATGAGGAGTATTGGTGTACAGCAAATGATTCCTTGACTTGATCTACAACTGATTGTTCTGTGCCAACATCAGTTCCATCTGGATCATGAGCAGAATATAGAATTGCGCTCTCATGACCTAAAATCTCTTGATTGTATCTTGCGTAGTCTAAAATAGAATTAGTTGTTCCACGATAGTTCAATTGATCTGCATGAAACAATATTTTCTTCTTAGACATCTACAGGCTTTCCTTTGTATGTTATGGTCCATTGTTGCTGAACTGAAGTCTTTACAATTCTTCGTTCAGTAGAACCAAACTCTCTCTCATATATAGTTTTCCCTTTATCTGGGCTTTCATAGATCTTAGCAGGATTTTTAGGAGGAACAGCACCGTATAGTGGATCGCTAGTTCCGTATGAATCTGGATCGTTCATCATTGTGTCTCCTTTGCCTTGAAATGTTTCACGAGATCATCATGCCCACCGATATACTCACCATCAAGGAAGATCTGTGGGACTGTGCGAGCCATGGGAACTGCCTCGATCAATTGTTCTCTGTTCCAGCCAAATCCTAACTTTCTTTCATCAACCTCATAACCTTTATCGTGCAATAGTTTTTCTGCCATTACACAGTAAGGGCATCCTGGTTTACTCCACATGACTGCTTTCATTTACCAACTCCTGTGTATTTCTGAAATTCTTCATCGTCGCGGACCTTGTTTCGAAATTCTGGATCATACGAAATCGATTTTACAGTCATTGCCCACGGACTAGAAAAGAAACAATTTTTGATATAGTAACTTGGAATTCTTTTTTCTTGGAAATGCATGAATGTGAAATGATCACCAAACCAAATCTTGAATTGTTCTGGAATTGGATTCCAATCTTTTTTCTTCACAAAGAAGAAAGAACCATATCCATATCGATTTGTCACAACTCCAGTTTCGATTTCAATTTCTCCAGTTGTGACTTTAGGTTGGTCGTTTTCTTCATATCCTGGGCAGATATAAAGCATTCCCATCTCTTCTGTTTTTTCCATAAACTCGTCTGCCTTATAAAAGGCACGAAGATCAACAATTACATCATCACTCAAGAAACAAAGATGTTCGAAGAAAGCCATCTGAGCACCTAGATTCCATGCTGGATTCACAAAAATGTTTTCGTCGCAATTTACCATTCTAATCTTTGGGTGAGAAATCGCAGGATGATCAGGTGTCTTATCAATAGCATTGTTGATGATGATAATCTCACCAATACATTCTTGTTTCACCACATACTGTAAGAAATCGCAAAATGTCTGCGGAACCCACATTGTTGGTATGATTACAGATAGCATTATGCTCTCATCCTTTTGAGTGTTTCTGTCTGACATTCCAAATAGAATTCGTGTGTTTCTTTCGCAATCAACTCGACCTTGTTCTTCACATAATCGGATTTCCATGTCATATTCCATGGAGTATAGAAGAAGCAGTCTTCAATAAGATAGTTCATACGACCCATCTCAAGTTGCATATTGAAGACCCAAGAGTCACCATACATGATCAGTAATTCGGGATGAATATCAATCCAGTTGCTTTTGTTTATAAAGAACAATGCGCCCCATCCAAGATTATATTCAATCCCAACCCATGGACGAATTCTTAGATCCCCAGTAACAAGAAGTTTGTTTAGATCTTTGATCTTATCATGATTAGGGAAATGCAAATCATAAACTTCTTTTGTGATACGAATTCCAGTAATGCCGTGCTCGGGCATCATATGATCATGCACTCGTTTGAAGAGTCTCAAATCAACAAGAACATCATCACTTAGAAAACAGACCTTCTCATTCTTTGCGAGTTTTGCGCCCAGATTCCAAGATGGATTACAATAGATGTTCTCAGGCATATTGTGCATCTGGACTTTTGGATGCTTCAATGCTGAATGATCAGGTGTGAGTTCGACGAGATTATTGATGACGATGACTTCGTCAATGATTGGGAGTTGAACGAGATCCTCGAGAAAATCACAGAAAGGATCGAACTGCCACATCGTAGGCACAACTACTGAAAGCATAACAACTCCAAAATGGTAGCGGGGGTTGGATTCGAACCAACGGAAACTGGATTATGAGTCCAGTGACTTGACCTCTAGTCTACCCCGCAGTTTTTCTTTGATCTTCTTTTTTCTTCTTTCCGAAGATGCGTTCCCAGTTATCATCAAACTGTTTTCTCGGAACGCTCAATGGTCTTGGTTTACTTCCCTTTCCGCCAGCACTCATGACGCCATTCTCCAGACTCTGGAGTTCTTCGGAATGCTCGCCTTCAGATATTCCATCTGATCAGCAAGCACTTTACGATTCTTGAGAAGTATTCTCTCATGCACAGTTGGAGCATAAGGCACATAGATCAAATGCATCTTTGCTTCTTCTGGTGTGCGATTACCCTTACGGTGATTGCATGGACGGCAAGCAGTGACGCAGTTGTTCCAATGATTCGTACCACCACGAGACTTCGGATGAACGTGATCAATCGTCAACTGACTTGTTGAAAACTCATCTCCGCAGTATGCGCATAGGTGATGGTCGCGAGCATAAAGAGTCATACGATCAGCAAACAGAGTCGACTGATTGTAAAACTTATCACCCAGCAACGGACCACTTACACCTATGATACATGAGATATCGATGCGTGACTGTTCACCATGCTCATTGTGTCCACCAAGCATGGTCTTCATCTTTTCACCCAATTCCCAGAGAACTTTGTTCTTGGCATAGTAACACGCTGCCATCTCAAAGTTCACCCAGTCTTTGGGCATTCCACCTTTATCTACAACTAATACTAAACTCATAGTCTCTTATTTATCTTCTACGATTGAAATCTTTTCAAACAAATGCCCATGACGGAGATCGTCGTTTATGTAATTGGCTTCTGTCAGCAACCACAATGCAATCTCATTCTCATCTGCAAAATGTAATAATGCTGAGGTATCCTTCGGAAAGCAAGAACCACCGAATCCATACTGTCCATCTGGACCAGGAACGCGCCAGTGAGTGCGCCCGAGTCTCTTATCGAGCATTGCGATCTCTGCGATGCGACCATAGTCAACATCGACTCTATCGCAAAGTTTCTTGAACTCATTCGCAAAAATAACTTTCGTTGCGAGAAAGCAATTAGCCAGATACTTGAACAGTTCTGCTTCCTTTGTTGTGCGCTGAATTACATGAGCAACATTATCTACCTTTGAATTATACTCATAATAAATCTGCGTCATAACTGTTGCAAGACCCGTATTGTCAGCGCCAATAATGATTAGTGGCTGGCTGCGAAAGTCGTTATATGCATTGGCTTCCGTGAGGAACTCTGGATTGAATCCAATCACCATGTTGTGTGATTCGGCGAGTCGTTCAGTCGTTCCTGGAGTCACGGTTGACTTGATCACAACATATTTGCGGCGATCGAGTTTCGCAATATCTCCAACTACACTTTCAACGATACTTGTGTCGCACTCGCCACTTTCCTTCATTGGAGTTGGAACGCAAACAAAGATGAGATCAGCCCAATCTACGAATGATTCGAAAGTTTTGATTGTGCGCTTTTCTTCGTCGATATCCCATACATGAACATCAAAGATTTCTCTGAAGTTCTGATACATTGCACCACCAACGAAACCACCACCAATGATGCCGATTTTATAACTCATATCACTTTCCTATTTCTAATTTTATATACAAATTCTATATGCAACAATTATATATCATCTATATCATTTAGTCAAGTTACTTTTGTGCCAACGTGCAT